TGATATTTAGGACAAACATATCCAGTTATTAACGCTAATAATTCTGGACTGCAGTATTCATCAAAAAATTTTCTTTCCATAAAAGCTCCAATAAACTGCTATTTATTTAATTTAAATCTAGCTACTTGTACCTCATTTACAGCCTTGTAAACTCTGTACCTTTGCGAAATCGGGATTTTAAATTCTCCAGGATAAATTTTAAAATACGGGTATCCATTTCCGATCCAAAATCTAGTTTTATTGTTTTTGTTATCCACAGTGCAACTATTCGTGACCCAATCGAAAGGATTGTTCTCTAGACTGTCTATTAATTCTTTCCACGGGCTGACAGGTTCCCGTTGTAGTAATTTACAAATAAATAATGGTGCGGCGTTCATTTTTTTGCTCCAATAAAAAACCGCCCATAAGAGCGGTTGTAACGATTTATTTTAGTTAGCCGATAAACGATATAGCAAATGTTCAAAATCGGCTCTATTAGCTTGTTTAAGCGGTTCTATAAGCTTTCTCGCTAGCGGTAACGATTTATCATAGTAACGCTTATATTCTGTGTGATGTCCGTATACTGTCGGACTATATGATGATCCAATTACTTCTAACGGTTTAACCAGTTTCCCTAACAACCAATTCATCTGACCGTGCGAGAATAGCAATAGAGTAAGATTTGAGATTTCTTCTTTTGTTAAATCAAAAGTAAATCTTTCTTCCGCTGGTGGAAGTGCAATAGGCTGCAAATTCATAATGAACGCCATCGCATTTCCGAATTGGCTTTGTGGTAATTGGTCGTATTTTGCAACTTTGAAAACAGATTTTAACTGGCGGTAGATTTCTTGCCAGTGTAAACCTGTTCTATGGTGTGCTTGTTGTACCGCAGATTGGATCGCCTGTTGCTGTTCAGGTGTGATTGTATTTGGTAAAAGTGCGGTCGATTTTCTTACCTCTTTATCTAAAACATCAAGAACCCATTTTCTGAACTCTTTAGCTATTTTGGTGCGAGCAAACATTGCTATAAGGTGTGCGCCACGCAATGAGAAGATACGCACTTTTTGAATACCGCCTGCGGTTTGCATTTCCACAAGTGCGGTCATTTCTGCGGTAAATTCGTCTGTGTTGCTATTGTAGAGTTTTGAGATTGCCCTCAATGGATTTGCGTATTCTAAAGCTAAACCAAGATCGCTTGCTGTGATGTAAGTTTGGTTGTGTTGATTGATAACCGAAAGAGTAGTGTTTTGAAAAGTTAGAGTTGTCATTTTGACTGTCCTCGTATTAAGTTTAAAAAACTCATCACGAGTAACGCCAATTACTGGTGATGAACTGATCAAGATTGGCGTACCGTCATACGAGAAACGGCGGATCTTTCGACCCTCTCAATCAGTCCATCATTGACAACTTTTGAAAGGGGTATCCGATTCGGATCTCCCTTTGAAAGGTTTGATTTTCTGATTTTCGGCTATAAAAAAAGCCGCTTTGAGCGACTGTCGTTCTAACCGCCCGTATGATTCAGGAACGCCAATTCCCGACTTTCTATTGAAAGTGAGAATATCCTAAATGATTGAGCGGTGTATGTCAATAAAAAGCCAAAGTAGGAATTCCTACTTTACCCTTAATCTCTAGCTCAGCTCTTCCTCTTTTACAAATACGCCATCGATCATACGCCCTTTGCGGTCTTTGATTTCATCCCATGCCTCTTGCACACACCTTTCTAAGGTTAAGCCATATTCTTTCGAAATTTTGATAAGACAATATAATGCATAAGCAAAATCATATTCCAAATGACGGTTTGCTTTTCCTGTATAATTTATTTTTTCTGAAATACTTGCAAATTTTGCTACGCACTTTTCAATCCAAACATCAACCCCTTTTCTAGCCAAGTATGGCAAAGGCGTAAAATCAAAGTTGCTATTAGTTTGCTTATTTAAAATCACCATCACCACAAAACAATCACCAATACTATCTTTTATTTTATCTTTATCGTTTCGTGCGATACCAGCACAAAGCTCGCCAAATTCTTCCATTAGCTTGATAAATTGTTTCTGTGGAGTAGAGCCTAAAACAAGATTTCTATCTTCCGCCCATTGTTCAATTTTCCCAATTAATTCTTTTTCTTTCATATCACACCACCAAACAAAACGCTTTCCACGCAACGCCAAGAAATAACCCTATTCCAGCTCCAGCCATAGCAATGACGAAAGCTCCAGTCAATAAATAGACTAGCCATTCTATAAATGCTTTCATATTTACCCCTAATATAAATCTTCTGAAAATAAAATATCTGGATTTGGTGAGCCAGATAATCGAATGACTTGGTTTTGAGCTTTAGCAATTTCCATAGCTTCTTTACGATCTACAAATCTTCCTTTGTTAGTTAAGAATCCCTGTTCCCAATCTAAAAGAGCATAATTGTATTGTTTTTCTAATTCTTTAATCTGCTTACGCATGAATGGGTCATAGTGTCTTAAACCATATACTTCATGGATAATCTCACTACCATCTTCATTTGTACCATCTCTTGTATCTACAAATACTTGACAGGCAGAACACACAATACGCTCAGGAATATCTACATATTCTCTCTTTTGGTTTAAGAGTTTAATAAACTCATTGAATAGTTCCTGTCTTTCTTCAGGTGTTTGCTGTTTGATTAAATTAATAATATCCATCATTTACTCCACCATACTCTTCATAAAATCAAGCCATTTTTGAGCATCTTCTCTTGTGCGATAGCACCCGCCTCTTTCTGCTGAGGATTTATCGAATTTATTTGAATCCCAATAATCATCTTCATACTCAACAATGCCACCTGTAATATAAAAGTAAGATTCACCATCTTTAGGCTTAAACGGCTTAGGTAAATCCTCAATGCTAATCTTTGGTTCTTCCCACATTCCGATGATACTATCTCGATCAAATATACTTTCACCACTCAAACTCCATTTAGCATGATATTTTTTATCCCAATTATCTTCATGCATAACAATCCCATTTAATGGTAGTCCATTTACATATTCTGATAATTCATAGTATCTGCTTAAATCGTAAAAAATATATGCTTTCTTTCCGCAAGCGAGCTTTACAGGTTCACCTGCTAACGCAGCTTTTAAGTCAAACTTTTTCATTTTATTTCCCCTAAAACAAAAGGCGCTCACTTGGAACGCCTATTTGATTTGTTAAATATTGATTACTGTTTAAGATTAACCACTGGTAAAATATCAACTAGCGGCTCGCTTGTATTATCAAGACTTTCAGCTAATTCCAATCGTCCGCCAAGTGTTGCGTAACCAATAATGTCTTGCCAGTGGTCTGTTTCGTGTGAATTGCCATTCAGAATTCTCACCAACTTTCCGGCTATCATTGTCAATGCGTAATACTGCACTCCATCAATATTCTTGCGATTTTTATTGATAAGCTCCATTAACGCATTAAACGTAATAGAGCCTTGAATAAAATCACCGTGCGTATTTCTTCGCTCATTCAGAATATCTTCTGTTGTCATTTCTATACCTTGTTCTTATCTGTGCAATTAACTAACTCACGGATTTTCTCACGCACAAGCTCAAGAGCCTTTTCTAAACTCCGTTCTTTCTCGTGTAATTCCGCTAATTCGTGTTTTGCTTGTTCTTTGTTCATAATTCACCTAAAAGAAAACCGCCTTATTTGGCGGTCTCAATCATTCTTAAAATACGGCTTTGACTTTCCATTACAAGAAAGACTTTCTTGGTTTTAAGGACGATATACGCTCCTTTATCTTTTGGGCCAACCACATAAATATCATCAACATCAAGCTCTATCGGCTTATCATCAATGCGCGTCAATGTAATTTTTTCCCCCATAACCCCCCCCTAGAATGGAATTCCATCGTCAAGGCTATCACCTTGCTCAGCCATTGCACTTAATGGCTCTGGTTTAGCTTTGCTTGGTTTTGCTTGTTTTGGCTCATCTTGGCGACCACCTAACATCTGCAAGTTATCGCCTTGAATTTCTGTGGTGTAACGGTCTTGCCCGTTGTTATCTTGCCATTTACGTGTCTTTAATCGCCCCTCAATATAGACTTGCGAACCTTTATGTAGATATTGACCTGCGATTTCAGCTAATCTGCGGTAGAGGACAATGCGGACATATTCAACATTTTCTACAATGTTTCCGTCTTTCGCTTTGTATTTCTCGTTAAGTGCAATGGTGAAGTTAGCCACTTGCTCACCGTTAGGCATTGTTCTAATTTCTGGGTCTGCTGTTAGATTGCCGATAAAAAGGCATTTATTCACGCTCATTTTGGTTCCTTATATTAAATTTAATAAAAAGTCGTTGTACATTAAGTTATATTCATCGATCAAATCGTGAAGATTATTCTCTTTCAACCAGTTGATTGACTTGTCGTAAAGTTTCTCTTCTTCGATTTGCTCTTTTGTTTTATTAAGCAATCTCTTTCTCAAACTCTCAACCTCTTTGTGATACTGTTCACGAGGAATAGAATTCACATTCTGCTGGGTTGATTCGTTGTAGCGTTTTTGAGATTCTTGTTTTTTTTGATCAGGCTTTTCTGGCGGAATACTATCAACCAAATCATCCTCAACGATTTCAAGCGCCGTCAAATATAGGTAGCGCCGTTGATACGTTTGAATAGCACCAAGATTTTGAATTTCCGTTCCTGATGGCAAGGCTTTTTGAACCATTGGTGAGGTAAATTCAATGCTTTCATCCTTTTCGCAGTCATATATTGTCAGAGTAGCAAGCTCAGAAGAATATCGAACAACAGCGCACATTTTTAACTCGTCAAAAATTTCATTAACTCTTGGAAGAAAATCCTTTAATTCAAAGTATTTAAAACTTCTATTATTACCAGTTTTCTTTAAGTTCTCTTTTTGTAACTTCACCCGTGCTTGCGCTAACTTTGCGTAAATACTCATTTCTACACCTCAAAATTCATTCGTTTATAAATCGCTCGCACTCGCTCAACATCTTTAGCGCAATATTCAGCGACTTCATCAATGCGACCATCTCGTACCGCTTGCCACACCTTAGAGCCGTCAATATCGCCTTTCTGCTCGATATTAAGAACTTGGCATAGCTTATTAAGGCTAGGTTTCGATTCTCGGTTATATCCGCACCATTCCCACATCGTGTCATAAGTGTTTCGTTTATCCATTTTGTAGTATGGTTTCACGCCATTAATAATGTAGCGTTGCCACAAAAATAATCCATCAAAACTCGTTGCGTTATGCCCGATAAACACTGGAACAGTTTTACATCGGTTAGCTTGTTCTTTTAGCCAGTTATTAAATCGTGTCAAAATATTTTTCTCACGGTCTTTGACTTGCCAATCCTTGCGATAAAATGTAACTACTTCGTCATCGTTAATCGCAGCGCTAATCACTACAACTTCACCAAACGCACCGTCTAGAGAGGTTTTATTAACTGCAAGCTCTTTATTTTCTTCGAGCCATTTGTTAATCGTTTCTTCATTCTTGTAATTGGCAGGCGGCTTAAGGTTTTCGCACACAAAATCTTGATGCTCTTTGCTTTGTGTAGGGATTGTTTCAATATCAATATAAATTTTCATTCTTCCACCTAAAATGGCATTTCTTTGTAATAAAGCTCAATAATTTCATTTGCTCTTTGTGGGTCGATAATTCCGCTCATTAACCAGTCTTGAAATTCATTCAATTTCCGCTCATGTTCTTCTTTGGCGGTTTCGTCTTTCTCTTTTAGGTTAATCATTAAGGATGTATCCATTTCTGTAATCCTTTTCTAACTGTTCTAATCTATCTTCCGCCATAGCGGTCAAGATTTTAATTCGCATTTCTTCGTAGTCAGTGCCAAGTGCGATAGCCTTTACAAAATCATCATCTTCAAATGCTTTTTCGCTAAACTTCCAAAGTTCTTCGCTATCACCATTTGAAATATCTTCTTCAATACACTCAATTTCGCGCTCTACTGCCTCGTTATACGCATCTTCTGCACAACATCTGCGGTCATAATCATTGAATGTTTTGCGTTCCCATTGCGCTTGCAGGCTTTCCATTTGACACACCTCTTATAATTTCGAAAAAGTTATTTACATCATCAAATTGAAAACCTTTAACTCGGCTACCGTTGATGATTAACGTTTTAGGTTGTGGAAGTTCGCCACGATATACCGCAGTCATAGCGGTTGCGTGATGAACGCCAAACATTTGTTTTAAATCCAAGAAGATGAAGAAGTCTTTATCATCTTGTTTTGATTATCTTTGATTGATGTAATTATCAAATCTATCAAGCGACTTAGTCATTGATGGAGAGATAAACTTCCGCTTACTGACAGATTTAGGGAGTTTGATTTTCTTCTCTTTATCTTTAGCCTTTGGCTTGTTATCGCCAATTAAGCGAAAGCGTGTTCCATACATAGCGTTGTAACGCTCAATATATCTATTAATAAACATCACAGCGTTTTGCTTTGAGTGTTGTGGGTACGTTTTGTGGATTAGGCGACCATTAACGAAGAAAGAGGCTTTGAATACATCATTAATCTCTTCAATATCAACTCTATAAGTCTTTTTTTCTTTCATCGTCTAATTCCTTTTGCTTGATATTTGTATATGCCACAGCTTCTTGTTTAGCTGGTTCAGTTAGATTTTGTTGATATTGCCCGTGTTCAGCAATCCACTGCACTCCCGCTTTTTCTCGTTCAAGTGCAGTAGGCTCACTTGCAAAACAACAGGATATTCCGCCAATCAAAAAGGCGATAAACATCGCACAAGCAATCTTTGCTAAAGGGCGTGTGATTTCTGCGAATACATCAGTAAATTTTTCCATTTTTTGTTTCCTTTTTCGTCAAATTGGTTAATTTTGGGTGTAAAAATCCGCCACACGATTTTTCAAAAGTGCGGTCGGATTTTGTGGTGTTTTAGAAGTCGATTTTGACTGCTTTTGGATTAAAGTCTCGCAAGTGTTGCAGTACACGCCAATTTGTCATTTGGTCGATGTCAAAATCACTTGTGATGCGGTTTAAGATTTGGTTTGTTGAGCGTAGCACGCTTAAATATTCGTAAGCCTGTCCGTAGATTTGTGAACTCATATTTGAGCCTAAAACGCTAAAGGCTCTCTCAATATGTTGGAATGTACCTACGCCACGTTTGAAAGCAAACCATAACCAAGCAAGCTGTTGTAATTCATACTCGGTAAATTCAAAGGTGAATTTCTTTTCTGGTTCGGGCAAGGCTAACTGTTGCGGTTGAAGTTGATATTTTCCTGTTTTACGAATCTGCGGGAGAACTTCTTTAGTTATCCAGCGTTTTACTTTTTTAGCTTGCTCTAATTTTGAACTCAAGACTAATGAATACATTCCACTTTCATTCACGAAGAGAACTTGAGCACGTTTATTGATAGTATTCACGATCTCGCGTTTTGCTAGGTCGTCAGAATCAACGTGTTTTCTTAATGCGTCATGTGGATTTTTATATTGCAACAATTCTGCAAGCTGAGTTGCTCTAAAAAAGATTTCATTGTTTTCTACAATGGTTTGAACAGGAGTGTTTTCAAAATTGAAAATTGTAAGATTTGACATTTTGTAATCCTTTTTGCTATTTGTTTGTTTAAACAAGCCACTTTCGACAGTGGCGTCGGGAGGTTCGAAAACCCTGCAAAAAGGAAAGGGCTGGACTTATTTCCCGAAGGTATTGTATTAGTCGCCCTCCCGACATAGTCAGGATTACGGATATAAAAAAATCGCCATGTGGCGATCAGTTGAACTATCCGCCTTTTTGCATTAGGTTTCGACACCTTGAGGCGAATAGTAGTATAAGAAATTATGGTTGTCAAACAGATTATTCAGTCTTAAAAAAATCCCCTAGAGCCCATCCTAATAAAAGCATCTAGGGGTACTAACCAATACGATAAGGTATTTTTAATTATGAATCGCTGTTTCCAGCTAGAGCCGCTCTCGATTCCATTCAATTTTCAAGAAGATTGGGCGATTCCATTCGCATTTTGAGAACGGCTTTAGCTGGAGGCTCTTCCTGGATTTGAACCAGTGTCATTTTTCATAACGCTACCGTGTTTTGTACCGTGTCAGTTTCCACAACCGACTAAACAAAGAGCCGTTAAATACCTTTCTTTATACTTGCAAGGCTCAAGTCCCTATTGATAGTCACAACAATGAGGAATATAATATTTCTAGTCACAACAACCACATATGAGGTAATTATTATGAATAAAAAATCTGCTGATAAAATTGCTTTAGTTATGGCAAGAGATGTATTGAGAACACCATCAGAGCATTATAGAAATTTAAATAAATTTACCGCTGATGAAATTGCTGAATTTATTTCAACGCTTTCGAGTAAGCTGCAAGAGATTATTTCTGACGATGTAACAAGCACAGATATTATTAATTTCCATAAGAGTCAATAAATATAATTGCCTGACAAAGTGCTTCAGCTAACTCGCTAGGTGTTAAACTAGTATTTCTAGTCGCGCTTTCTAATACAGCCCATTTGATTTTCTCTTTATCATTTGGGCTTATTTTTTTCTTTTCTTCCATTTTTAACCTCATTTGTTTTATTGTTGCCATTTCAAAGCACACTTCTCTCTATCATTCGCAACGGTTTCACGTGCCGTTGTGTCTCTGTACTTCAAATGTGCTTTAGAATGGAGGTTACCACTGGACTTGAACCAGCCTTTACTTAGCTTGACAGTGTCTAGAATTAACAAGCCAGCACGTGCTACCACTACACTAGATAACCATACATGGTGGATGGAGTGGGAATCGAACCCACATTACAACACTTATCTGGTGTTTGCCTTACGGAGGTATAAGCTCCGTCCCTAATCCAATATTGGCAATCCATCCTTTTTTATCCCCACTGCGACTAGACTTTCTGTAACTGTCAGTTTTTCACTGGTCTCATCTTTCAGTGGGTATTCCGTTTACTCTCATTATGTAGGGTAGGGCTTTTAATCTACACGACCGCACAATGCCGTTATGAGTAAACTTCTTGTAATCTGATTTTTAAAGAGCGATTTAAAATTTTTATTCAAGCCCACCGTGATGGGCTTAGTAAAAACTTTATAATTTTTTGATTTCTTCCAGTTTCACAGGGAACCAATAGCATTCATTGTTTAAGTGGATAAATCTTTCTGACTCCACATCTTTAACACCTTTTGCGAACCCGATAATTTTGTATGGACCAAACTTAACTCCGTTTTTATTTGTGTAAGTAACAAACTCATCAACTACAAAATCACAACCATCTGGAGCTTTATCGCTAATTCCTTTTTTAAAGTTTAAAATCTCAATCATCTTGTTCACCGTGTATCTCGTTTTGATGAGTATATTAAACATTATGTTTATCTTTGTGTCAACATAAAGTTGATTAATTTTATTAAAAAAGTTGATTTGAAAACTCATATTGTTGATTTTTATGTGTATTTTCTTAGAAAAAATAAATTTAATTGCCTGTTTTTTGAGCAATCTGTAATTGGATATTGATTAATAATGCGGTTTTTTCTCGATTTTTTATCGTTTTTGCGATCTGTATCGCAAAATTTAATAGTCAAAATAGACCGCACTTTTGCTTAAGGTATGATTGCCAAGAAAAAAGGAGGGGGTTATGAAAGAAAAGTTTAAGTTGTGGTTAATCTCGCTAAATTGTGATTTGATTAATGATTTAGGTATTGCTGAGATTGTATCTCGGGTAAATGATAGGCTAGAGATTATCTTTGCGAATAAAGAGGAGGGAGTAGTGCTTGAGGATTTGATTAAGTGCTTTAAATCATAAAATAAAACCGCCACGAAGGCGGTTTAACATTAGTTATTATTTGCTTGTTTTTGCTGAATCAAAATATCGAGTTTATCATCGATATTGTCGAGTTTTTTCTCGACGTTAGTTAATCGAAGTTCAACGTTATCTAAGCGAGATTCAACTTTCGTTAATCGAACATCTAAAGAGTGAATATTTGATTCCACTTTTTCAAATCGTTGGTCTATGGCTGAAAATCGATTTTCATATTTTGTATCCATGTGAGAATACAAAGCCCAACCAGCGCCAACAAGCGCAACTAACGCCACAATTCCTGAGCGATAAAATGCGCTTGTTGTTAAGTAATTTTGCTTAATATCTTTTACTTCTTGAGAAATAGTGTTTACTGTATTCTCAAGTGTGCTTACTCTGGTGGTGTAATGTTCCATTATGAATTGGTTAATATTCCTTTGATTAATTGGATTACTTTCTATTGTACCACTATTAATTTGAATCGTGTCAGTATTTGGAAAATTAGTGCTATTTATGTTATTTATCATCTAGTTGCCCTTGTTCTTCTAGCCAGTTCATAATGGTTGATTTATGAAATGTTCTTACATGACCGCAGTTAGAACAAACCAGATGGATTACTGCCATAGTTATAACTTGACTGGCAGCCAGCGCCCCTAATAAATCACCTAAATAATGATATTTTTCAGGGATTTTATTTTGTTTGATTAATTTCCCAACTTCATAAGGGTCTGGAAACATAGTAGTTGGGAGTACAGGTTGCATTGTTACATATTCTTTGGCAATGGGATTTCCATCGGAATCTAAGACTGCCTCATTATCCATTAGTGTTTGATGGAACCCACCACACACCGGACATTTAAATGTATCTTGGGAAGCGCCTTTTGCGTTTAAAAATTCCGCTAATTCATTTGGTGTTATTCGTCTTATGTAAGGATATTTACTATTCATTTTTTAAGTCCTTTGGGTTTAACAAAAAATCAATTTTTTCGTTAATATGCTCAATCCTTTCTAGGAGTAATTTATTCTGCTCCTCGATCCTATCTAACTGCGTAAACGCCCCAAGCCTACCAGTATGAGCCGCTTGTTCCATTCGATTCATTTGCACCTGTAGATCCGAATTTCCGTTACCTTGATAATAATTATTTGTTGTCATCGTGGCTGCGGTATTTGTCGCTACGTTTGAGTGATTATATCGAGGGTTTTCAAATTTTGATTGGACGCCTAGATTAGGTTGCCAATCATCGCCGAATTTCAATTTATCAGCACTAACCTCAAGAGCGATAGCAAACAGATCTATGTCACGCATTGTTAATTGCATCTCGCCATTTTCGAGGTCTAATACATCTTTTTCGCTCACGCTTAGGATCTTGGCTAAATCAGCAATAGACAATCCCTGTCTTTCTCTTTCAGCTTTAATTCTTTTGGCTACTGCTTTCATAATGTCCTTATAAATTAATTGTCTCAATGTGTATTGTACGGATAAAACGACCGATGAATTTAGCGTTTTGACAAATGTCCTCAGATATATCTTGCGGATCGTAATTGTCTTTATTGTCAGAGTGTAATCTATATCCACCACCGACTAGCTTTTGTATGCGTTTAATAAATAAGGCACCATCAATTGAAAAAGCATATATGCCATCACCACTATAAGCATTAACTTTTGTGTCTAAAAAGACAATATCGCCTTTTCTAATGGTCGGCTCCATGCTGTCTGTAGGCACATTTACAAGACAAATGCCATCTGCTGACTTCTTACCGACTAACTGTGCCATGCCCTCGTCAGTCAAATACAAACTTGAGATTATTTCTGGGTAATCAGAGTTTTCAAAACCTGTCAATCCAGCGGCCAACCGGACATCGTAATAATCAATCTTATGTCTATGAGTTAAACCTTTCTCATTACTCAATAGCTCTGCTTGATTATTGTTATAAATATTATTAGCGGTAGTGATATTTACTGTTGAGCTATTAATTGTTTGATTTGCTCCAATGTCAGTTGTTGCGACATCATTAGCCAAAATCCAGCCCATATCATATCCAAGCACCTCCTGGATCTTTCTTGCGTTTTCACTTTTAATTTGCCCGCGCTGAATCCAATTTGTAACAGATTGCGGCTTAACACCTATCAAATCTGCAAGAGCCTTATTAGATCCAATTCTATTATCGTTAACCACTTCCTGAATTCTTTTAGAAACAGCTCGTTTCACCGGGGAATCAAATTCGTTTTTCATAAACCCTCCTTTTGCTACCAATATAAACAAATTGTTTATTAAATCAAATCATCTTTATGTTGATTAATGTTGATTTTTGAGTTAACATAAAGTTGATTTAATCAGAATGACTAATTTTTAATGGAGAATATTAATGACACCTATTGATAAGGCAATCAAAGCCATTGGATCTCAGAAAAAATTAGCAGATGCATTGGGTGTAAGTCCTCAGTTTATCAACCAAATTAAAAGACGAGGTGGAGAATTAACAACGGACAAAGTAACACCCGAAAAGTGGGTAAAAGTAACAGGCTTATCTGTTAAAGAGCTTTTCCCTCAATTCGCAAAGCTAATTTAACAAACTACTAGCAAAAGAAAACCATAAAAAAGTGGGAAAAATTATGACAATGAAACAAACCATTATCGAGATGATCGAGAGAGTGCCAGGTGGCAAAAGTGCGGTAGCCGGCTTTCTCGGCTTTACAGAAAGCGAGTTAAATAACCGTCTTTACCAAACAAAAGGCCAACGGTTTAAAAATGAAGAATTGATTGCCGTCCAGATCGAATATGGCTGCACTGATTTTATTGAGGAGCTTTGCCGTAATGCTGGTGGACGATTTGTAAAAGATACCGATACAGACAATCTGGATGCGGTGGAAATGGCAAATATCCAACTACATGAATTATCAGCTAGAGGCATGCTTTTTGGTGTGTTGGAAGATGCGTTAAAAGATGGCGAAATCACCCAAGCAGAAGAAGATTTAATCCGAAAATTATTAAACAAGCATTTAGCAGCAACACAACACTCAATCGAGTGCGTAATCTCGCTAAATAAACGGCAATAAAAAACCACGGCGGCAACCGTGGCAATTTAGGAAAAAATTAACATGGAAAATATTAATCAAAACGAGACGACAAGTCAAACACAATCAGCACAGATTTTAAAAGCACTCAAAAACGGTGAGAGATTAACGCACTTAGACGCAGAAAAGCGTTTTAACTGCTTACGTCTTGGCGCTCGTATCTATGACCTCAAAAAGCATGGTAACAACATCATCAGCGAAATGATTACCGTGCCAAGCGGAAAACGTATTGCTCAGTATTGGTTGGAGGCGTAATGAGATCTATCACTTATATAAACAATCAAAAAGCCCTTGAGTATGGCTTAAATGTTAATCAGGCAGCTTTGTTGGATTATTTAATCTCTATACACAAACAAATCGCCAACAAATATGCCCGCTGGGAAAAAATGGGGGTCATTTTGATTAGTATCAACTATCAGGATATTTGCGATCAACTGCCGCTTTATTATAAAAAAACAGACACGGCTTATAGAGCTTTAAAAGCTTTAATTTATAAAGGCTTAATTATCCATCATCGCATTTCCATACAAAATCGCATTGAGATCATATCCATATCGAGTAAAGGACTTTCTTTCTTGGAGGTGGAGCATGAATAGTAGATTTATTCCAAACTCTTTCATGATTCCAAATTCTGTCATTGACGAATTGCTGGCAAAGCTCACTTGCGCAGAGCTTAAATGTTACTTGTTTGTAGTTCGAAAAACAAAGGGCTGGAACAAAGAATCAGACAGTATTTCTGTTAGTCAGTTCATGGAAGTGACAGGGTTGAGTAATCGTTCGGTTATAACTGCTTGCGAATCACTTGTTGAAATTGGATTGCTTGAGCGCTCAGGCGGTGAACGCAAATTGAATACTTATTCAGTGAAAGCATTTGAGATTTCACAAACTGGTGAAAAAAGTTCATCAGATGAAACTGGTGAAAAAACTTCACCAACTGGTGAAAATTTTTCACAAACTGGTGAAAAAAGTTCATCAGATCTGGTGAAAAAAGTTCACACACAAAATAACAATAAAAACACTATACAAAATATCAATAAAAAAAATACCAAAAAAAGCGAATCGGATTTGCTTGCTGAATTTGGAGTCGTTGGTCAGCTTGCTGAGGATTTTTTTAAACTCCGAAAAGCCAAGAACGCGCCGATTACTGAGACTGCACTTAAAGGCTTTCAACGAGAAGCTGCCAAGGCTGGGATATCGCTTTCTGACGCAATCACAATCGCTATTGAGCGTAACTGGCGCGGATTTAGCGCAAGCTGGAATTGGCGTGATGACGACATGGCAATGGCTGCAAACACCAGAAAAACAAGCTCCTTTGCTGATGATGGTTCTTGGGCTGTAGGCAGAAAATTAAATATCGACCCTAACTTGATACCGGAGGAATTGAGATGACAAACGTTACCAAAATGCAAGCCGAGGGAAGTGCGATTAAAAAATCCAATATCCCAGATAATGCCGTTCGTTTGATTGATCGAATGTTTATCCGATTAAAATCAATTTTTCCAGCGTGGAAGCAGGCGTTTGCCAGTGAAGCTGAGTATAACGAAACAAAGCAAGTTTGGTTCGAAGAGTTATTCAAGGCGGGCGTAGTTAATCCTCAATCCCTAAAAAGAGGATTGGATTTGGCTGCAAAATCAGAAAGCCCGTTTTTCCCGAGTGTAGGTCAATTCATTGCTTGGTGCGAGTTTGAAAATTACCACGAATTAGGCTTGCCAACGCCAGAAGAATTGTCATCAAGAATTCAAAAATACTTTGGTTACGCAAAAGAACCTCACAATTTCAAATTCCGCTCAAAGGCTGAATATTATTTGCTTAAAACCATTTATGACGGATACAGCAAAAAGAAATGGGAGGATTGCCAAAAGGCTATGCCGAAAATCCTTGTTGAAGTAGCTGAAAAAGTGAAAACAGGCTTTGAATTTCCGGAAATTCCAGAGTTACTAGAGCAAAAGCCTAAAGTTATTCCGCCAGAAGTATCAAAAAACGGTGTAGCAAAGATTAAAGAGATTATGGGGATTGCGTAGATGGACAAGAAACAATTCTTTCTACGCTCAAACCAAGTGCGATTAAATTGCATTGAATTCATCAAGGAACTACCAACGGACGACAAAAATCCGTTGGTGGTAAAAATCCAACCAATGACGCGCAACCTAGACCAAAACGCCAAGTTTCATGCCATGTGCCAAGATGTTGCAAATCAATCTGAATTTATGGGTCGCAAACTCTCAATGGAGCAATGGAAAGTCCTATTTATCTCCGGTCATGCAATCGCAACGAATCAAAAAGCCGACGTGGTGCCTGGGCTTGAGGGGGAATTTGTGAATATCCGTGAGAGCTCGGCAAAAATGAGCGTTAGCAGAATGGCAAGCCTAATTGAATATGTCACAGCTTACGGTGTGGCGAACGGAGTTAAATTTAACGATAGATGGGGATTTTACGGAAGATGAAAAACATTGATTGGAACTGGATTGCGTATTTAGTTTTTACCGCATTTGTTATTTGGTCGGTTAATTGTACCGGACAATGATTGAGGTAGAAATCATGATTTTATTTTTGATTATATTTTCGGCTGTCTTGTTTTTCTTTTTCGACCAGCACCTTGCTGCCATCATTATTTTATGTGGAGCCTGTTGGCTTTCAGGTTGGTATTTTGCGCATAACATAGTTGCAACAGAGTGCGAGAGGTTGGGTAAATTTTATGTTGGTAAAAATGTTTACCAGTGCTCAAAAATCGAGAGTAAGGATGAGTGATGAGTAAACCTAAAACCATCAAACCTAAAAAATGCAAGTCATGCGGTATGGAGTTTATCCCACAAAACTCCATCCAAAAAGTCTGCTCACCTAAATGCGCACTTAATTTAACTCGTCAAAACGCACAAAAAGAGCGAGAAAAGGCAGAAAAGAAAAAGCTGAACGAACGTAAAGCTAAATTAAAAAGTCGTTCTGAATGGCTTAAAGATGCTCAATCAGTATTTAATAAATTTATCCGTTTGCGTGATAAAAATGAGCCTTGTATAAGTTGCGGTAAATATCACACAGGACAGTATCACGCAGGGCATTATCGGAGTGTTGGAGCTTGTCCAGAACTAAGATTTTGCGAATTAAACGTCCATAAACAATGCGCTCCCTGCAATGACCATAAGAGCGGAAACATTATCGAATATCGAATTAATCTAGTAAAAAAAATCGGTGTAGATAAAGTTGAATGGTTAGAGCGACAGGACCACGAACCCAAGAAATATACAATCGAAGATTGCAAAGAAATCATCAAATACTACAAAGCCAAAATCAAAGAGTTAGACGGGAGCCGAGAATGAGTTATAGCGTTGAACGAATTTTAGAAAAATGGGGTAATTGCTGGGGGCGTGACAGAATTGGCACAGAATATCCAAGCACTACAATTTCAATCCCCGTGCTACCGACTGCGAGAAAGGCTTATATCAAGTTCTTGACAGATGATGAGTGCTTAAAAATCGAAAAGCAAATAATGAACTTGCACGATGACGATTTATTGCAATATCAAATTCTAATGGCTCTATACATTCAACAAGCAAGCGAGAGAGAGATTTGTAATGCTCTTAACATCTCCCCAGCCAAAATGTACCGAGAACGTGCGCAAGGCATTAGATTTTTAAAAGGCACTTTTGTTGCTGCTCAAATTAAATTTATGTTCTTAGACTGATACAAAATCCGAATAAGTCAAAAATGATTTGTTCGGATTTTTATTTTGAGACATACATCACAATATTTAAAGCTAATCTATATTAAAATTAACTAATTTATTAAAACAATAGGAGCAAAAATGAAAAAATTATTATTGATTGGTGTTATGGTTGCGTTTTTATCTGGGTGTACCGTACAACAACAAAAGGAAGAAAGCCTAAGCGAAAAATGGGCAAAACAAGACGAATTAGCTTTAAAGGGTAAAATCACTGATAAGACAGATAAATTCACTGGTGAGCGAGAAATCAAATGGGAAGTATCTGGGATAGTAGATAGCCAATATACTCAAACTATAGTCCCAGAAAAATTTTCTGTCATAAAGGGTAAAAAGCAATATAACGAGTTACTTATTACTAAAAAAGGACGATCTCCTGTAAAATGTGACGAAACACACTGGTTAGTTGATGGTAAAAAATTCAATTTAAAACCGTATAATTCGGGGCTAACTGCGGCGGCTCATTT